CCGGCGGATACGTCCTCTCACCCCACCCGACCCTATTAGTAGGGCCGGACACCCCGAAGCTTGATGTAAGCGGCTTCGGGTCGCCCCTGACGCACGAGGTGGTCCGCGTTGGGCGTGGGTAAAACCCCACGCTTAATGACGAACTTCAACAAAGCGCCATGCCCGGATGCAACTGACTCCGGGGTCCGGTACCTCACGATGGCCCCATGTATGCGGCCCTCGTGAAGATCGGGATCCATGTAATCTGCTTCTGGAGAGAAGCACATGGAGCGTCTCCCGATCCCTGCTGATGTCGAATCGATAACCTTCCATCTCCCCTTCAAAAGGCGAGACATCCGGTCGTCGATCTTACTCGCAGTTGTCCAATAACCACCCTCGTAAAGGAGGTTCCTGAACGCAGCAAGCCCGACAACACCTTTGACATCAGCCAGTGAACGGGGGAGATCATGCTTGAGACGAACTGGGGTGACCCACTCGCCATCGAAGAAATCTCCTCCGCAAGACTCACGGAATTTGCCATTCCAGAAAGACTTGTCAGTGTTTACTCGGAGGCCAAAAGCCTCGAGCCACTGAATCACTGGTTGCACGTATTCCACGGGGACAATGATGTCATCCCCGTAGACGCGCACCTTACCCCGCAAGCTTGTTATAAGCTCACGGGTAAGTGGAACTCTCCTCTCGTACGCTATAGCCGCAAAGATGATGGTCGTGAAGACCATCGCCTCAACGGGGAAGCAGAGAGCTGAGCCCATCGACGCGAACTTGGCCAAGGGAATTACCCCAAAGCCAGGCACACGAGCCTTCGTACTCCGAGTGGCTTGGACCGCCTCAGACAATCGAGGAAATCTATCCATCAGGAGTAGTACATGCTCGTTCAAGACACGATCGGATGCTTCGCTCAGATCGAGCGTAGCGAGGCGGCCATTATAGCTGCCCTCTCGAGCCAGGACCCGATTTGGTTCCTGGTCTGCGAATCCGACGAAGAATCTGCCGAGGTCACAACGCTCACCACCAGAGGGTGGAGAAAGTTCGTGACTGTCCTCAATGCCATCAACAATCTGATGGAACAAGGCCTGCTGCATGTATTGCATAGCAGTAGGTTCCTCGGCAATGATCCTTGGAGTCCTGAGCGTTTTAGGGACTGGGGTGACCTTTACAGGCACCTCAGCCCCAGGCTCGAGAAACTGAACACGGTCCAGCTGGTCGTTGTCTCGCCAGCTGCCAAGAGCGTAATCTCCGTAAGGAAACACGCTCTCGAGCCGGAGGGGCCACTGACGAATAGAATACTTCGCGTTTCCGCGGAGTCCGTCAGCAGTCGCACCGGGTCCGTGCCGTGGGACAATGAGGAAGTGACTGGATGGATCGACGAGTTCGCGTTTGAACTTGCCGACCGTACCGGTTTTCTGCCCCAGAGGGTCATCGAATTTGATGGTCCTCCCGTTGTTTTTGATGAACCCGAAGATTGACATCAACGGGTCAACGGATGTCCTGCGCATAGGGTGGTTCGCGTCTTCCGACGCGTTCCACTCGTGGGCAAGCTGCTGTGTGTTGGTTAAACTTCTCTCGACATGAGAGAACACATCAGCCCACAGGAGCGTCGACGCCTTTCGGAAGTGGGGGAAGATCTCCTCCAGGCTACGAGTGTCGATCGCTTTCAGTTCTGCCTCAATCTCGATGTACCGCCGCATGGCACGGAACGTTCGTGCTGGAGTGCACTCGCGCTCAACCTTGCCGAACACCAGCGTTAGCTGGCGAACGACTCGGATGCAATCCACACTTGGTTCATCGAGCAGAGCTCCACTAGAGTCGAAGATCTGGTCCAGGAAACCCCGTAGGAATACGGGGAGACCGCCTCGCCGGCGAAAGCCAGCAAAGAGGTCGGGACCAATTCTCCCAAGTTCGAGGGACCTCTCCAGGTCCTTCCCAAACTGGGGAAGGGTGATTGTTAAGAAACTCTCACCCTCACACTCGACTCGATCCGCGACAGTTTGATAATCGCGGATGGCGCTAGTGCTACACCAGATGGCCGCTTCATTGGCCATCTCTCTCCACAGAGCATTCAAGCTTTTCATCATCTGCTCCCATCAAGGGGCTAGGTGAGTCTCTAGCTAGATGCGCTTGACGCGTGCTGTATCTCTACAACCACTTCTGCCAGTTGTGAAACAAGCGGATGTGGCACCACCCTGCCCACTTATGGAAAGGGACGAGGTAGGAACACACGACGAAGAGTGAGGTGATCAGTCTCACTCAGCTCTCACCACCCAAAAGCTTGGTGATGGCAGCTCCGGACGAGGCAGCAAGATAGGTGATAAACCCGTCAATAAGCTGCTTCTGCTGGACGATCGTCAGCCCCACGTTCGGGGTGCGCGTCACGAGCCAGACAGAATCCTGCACCTCATAGTTCGACCCCGTAGTAAAAGGGTCGGCCACAGTGGTGCGGCGGTCAAAACGGATGAGACGCTGGTTCTGCTTACCCAGAGTATGGGCAATAGACAGAGCGTGCGACCCATCGTCCTTACGGAAAGCCCCGCGATTTACGCCGGACTCCGTTCGCGCCATGCTTTGTGCAACGGCGTTGACTGTGATCGAAACTGGTTCAACGAACATCTAGCTTCTCCTGTGTTGAGGGACTGCGCGAAATGCGCAGACATGGATGGAAAACCCCACTCTTGTTAGGGAGTGGAGCCAATCTACCGGAAAGTCCGGTAGCCATGCGTGTGTCGGATTTACCACCGGGACATGCCCAATGCACCAACAACGGCCAGCTGCTTCGCCGATAAAGACGAGTAAGCTACGCCGAATCCGAAAGGTGTTGCGGGGCGCCGAGTTTTAGTTTCGGTGCTGAACGTATGTGTCTGGGGCTGACCGGCGTAAACGCCGAAGTCCTGCACAGTCCGTCCACAATGGGACATGATGTACCCATGCCGCAATACCAGGCCGTCGGTTCCTAGCGCGGAGATATTATGCATTACGTCTCCGGTGTTGGAAAACCAATCCGCGGCCCAGCTCCACGGGCTGAGGTTCCAAAGAACCTCGGGGGATAGATCTACACCCAGTAACTTCCGGGCGTAGCTACCGTATCGACGCACTTTCGCGTCGACACTGCCGCCAACAGGTAACTTGTACCTGTATTCCGCCTCGAACCAAGTTTTTCGGAACGAGTTGGACCAGCGGCCCCCACCTGTGAAGAATCCGTCAGCAGGAGTCATACCGAAGCTGCAAGCAGCTGCGCGTGACTCCTCTTCTGCCGGCCACTCATAGGATCTCTGGATGAAGCGATTTTGACCCTCCTGATAATCACGGATGATCTGATCGTGGTTGTCAACCACACTCGCGAAATCGCGAATGCTTCTAACCAGAGGGAGCCAACCGAACTCCAGGTTAAGATACTCCGAGCCTGCCTTTTTGGCCAGTCTCGTAGTCTCCATTGCCTGGGCGCCCGGAAGATTCGGGATACCCTCCATGCGCAGCTCACCAATGGCTGTGGCAAGATCAAACGCAGGGTTCGTCGGTTCAGTCTTCGCGATGGCAGTTGTGCCCATCGCATCTAACTCAACGTCAGAGTGGGACGAAAAAGCCGGTGCTTCAGTGACCGGCGATGTCGGTGTCGAGATGCGGACCGTACCTTCACCAAGCGGGGAACCCCCGCCGGTAACTTTACGGTTCTCTACCGCATCGGGAGAAAAGGTGTTTATAGTCCTGTTCAAATACCAGGGCCCACCTCCACTCCAACCATTGCCTCTCCTACTATGAGATATAGTATATTCGGACTCAGTACTACCGAGCCCAGCGGAGAGGTACGGTTCCCAAGGGACGAAAACTGAAGTGCGTCTACGGCCTGAAACAGCGCCGGAAACCCACGAACGAGTCTTTCTCTTGGTCGTCGACATATCCATCCTTGAATGCTGTTCGAAAAGTACCTCGTGGAGAGGCACTAGCGTAGGCGCACCGAAAGG